TATGGGGGGGTATGTTTATAAAATTTCCAATTTCTTCGGAAAAATGTGTTGTGGGGAAAATCCTGTTATATGAAATATTGGGAGGTGAAATTAAGTATGAGCAAAGACACAAATAAAGATTATGATAAGTTAAGAGAATACTATGCTGAATGGTTAGCAACACCCCTACAGAATAGGGATTGTAAGACTAAGACTGCTCTTGCAAAGCGTATAGGTGTAGCGAGAAAAACACTTTATAGGTGGGAAGAGAGAGAAGGTTTCAAAGAGAGAGTGTGGCATAAGAAGAAGGCTAAGGTTAGTGTAGAGGACTTTCCAAAGGTTATGGATGCTATCATACATAGGGCATCAGCTACAGAGAAAACTATGGATTGGAAAGCAGCAAATAAAGCAAGTGAGATATTCCTAGAATGGATAGGTAATGTATCTCAAAATGAAGAGAAAGGTGCTTTAGCTGACTTAGTTAGATTTACTGAAATGATTAAGGATGATGATTAATGTCTATATTATATGATGATAAATGGAGTTTAACACCTAAACAGCAGAGAAGTATTGTGAATAGTAATTCTAGAATGAATATATGGTATGGTGGTGTTAGGTCGGGTAAAACACTAACATCTAGTATAAGGTGGTTAGACTATCTAGCTAGAAACCCTCAAGGTGCTAAGGCTATGGTAGGAAAAACCCAAAGAACATTAATTAAGAATGTATTAACACCTATAAGAGAGTTAATAGGTGAGGATAACTTTGAATTAAATAAAGGTGAGAGTTGGGCTAAGTTAGCAGGTCATAAGGTAGATTTATATGGTGCTAATGATGAGAGAGCCTTAGAAAAGATAGCAGGAGTTACTCTAGGTGGAGCATACTTAGATGAGGTGTCCTTACACCCACACTCAATGTTTAAAATGACGAGTAGTAGATGTTCTATTCCTAATAGTAAGATATTTGCAACTACAAATCCAGGCTCTCCAGAACATTGGTTAAAGAGGAAATACTTAGATAGGGAAAACGATATGAACCTTACAAGTTTCCATTTTAGATTAGAAGATAATAAGTCCTTATCAGATGAGTATATAAGGGATTTAAAGAACGAGTATGATGGTGTGTGGTACGATAGATACATTGAGGGTTTATGGGTACTGGCAGAAGGTTTAGTGTATGATATGTATGATAGAGATGAGCATATAGTTGATACTCTACCAAAGATAAAAGATTATTGGGTAGGTATAGATTATGGTACAACTGCATCTACAGCCTTCGTATTGATAGGCTTAGGGGATGATGGTAGGCTTTATATAGTAGATGAGTATAAACATAGTGGTAAGAAGGAAGAGGCTTCTAAAACGGATATACAGTACGCTAGGGACTTTATAAACTGGTTAGGTGATATAGAGCCTAATTGGATATGTATAGACCCCTCAGCTAAGTCATTTAGACTACAGTTGTGGGATATGCAAGACCAATGTAACAGTTTAAATAGTCTAAGAAAAGGTGATAACAAGGTATTAGATGGTATAAGGTTGATTAGTTCCTTGTTGAGTTCTAATAGTTTATATATTCATAGAAGTTGTGATAATGTAATCAAAGAGTTAGGTCTATATAGTTGGGATAAAAAAGCACAAGCAAGAGGTGAAGATAAACCAATTAAGAAACACGATCATTGTTTAGATGCTATGAGATATGGAATAAAAGGTATTGGTAGTAATATAACTAGAAAACTATTAACAGAGAGTAGGTGATTAGATGGTATTAAGGAAGTTTTTAAATAGTGAGAAGGGAGAGAAATTCCCACCAGAAGAATTTGAAGAGAAGTTTGCTAAGATGAAAGAATGGTCTGCTTGGTATAGTGCAGATAACAGTAAACTTTTAGACTTTTATACTTCAAACTTAACATACCCTAATACAAATAGTGGTAAGTTTTGGAGTAAGATAGAGCAACAGGAGAGAGAAGAGAAGGTACATATACCTTTAGCTAAAGATATAGCGAAAATGAGTGCTAGTCTATTATTTAGTGAAGAACCACAGATGATTATTCCTCAATCACAAGAGGAAAACCCTAGACAAGATGCTTTATATACTCAAAAAAGGTTGACTGAGATAACTAACAAGAATAATACTTATTCCAATCTAGTTGAGGCAGGTGAAACTGCAAGTGCTTTAGGTGGTACTTATCTAAAAGTTGTTTGGGATAAGGATGTGAAAGATGTTCCTTTGTTGAGAGTAGCACAGGCAGACAATGCAATACCTAAATTTAAGTTTGGNTACTTAGTTAAGGTAACATTTTTCAAGACAGTTAGAGAAGAAGGAAACTTTAAATACAGATTGTTAGAGGTACACTCAAAAGGGAAAATACAGAATTTCTTATACAAAGGTAATAAGACTTATCTAGGTGAGAAAATATCTTTAAATTCTATAGAGGAAACTAAAGGTATGGAACAAGAGATAGAAACTGGTATAGATGATATACTGGTAAGGTATATACCTAATGACCTTCCTAATAGAATATGGAGAGGGTGTAATATAGGTAATAGTGATTTACAAGGCTTAGAGAGTATGTTAGATAGCTTAGATGAGGTCTATTCTAGTTGGATGAGGGAAATAAGGTTAAGTAAAGCTGAGAAGGTAGTACCAGAAAGTTGGTTGAGTTACAATGAAAACTCTGGAAGGTTAGAATACAGAGACCAAATGACTTATACTGGTATGAATGTTCCACCAGATGAGATGAACGAGCCTAAACTAATACAACCTAGTATGAGAGAGAGTAGTTATAAGAATACTTGCTTACACTTGATAGAGAGGATAGTTACTTCTGCTGGTTTTGCACCTCAAAGTTTTGGTCTAAATATTAAAGGTAGAGCAGAAAGTGGTACTGCTTTAAGGGTAAGAGAGAGGAAGTCATTAAAGACTAAGCAAAGGAAAGAGAGATACTTTAAACAACCTCTACAAGAGATACTACAACTAATGCTTAAAGTAGATAAGATACACTTTAACACTAAAGTAAATCCAGATTATATGCCTAGAGTAAAGTTTGCTGATAGTATTGCTGATGACCCTACAGAAATTAGTGAGAGTTTGAGAGATTTAGAACAGGCTCAAGCTATGAGTATAGAACAGAAAGTAAAATACTTAAATCCAGATTGGTCTGATAGTGAAGTATTAGCAGAAGTTAATAAGATAAAAGAGGAAAAAGGTCTGACAGGTGAAGGGGGGTAATGTTTCCTTTTTTGTAAAAAAGTGCAGAAAATTCTGTTGTCGGCAAAAACCTGTTATATCGTGAAATTAAGTAAGATAAAAAGCAAAAGGAAGTGAGGGAGATATATGTTTATCACAGATGAAGAATTGAATAGTATTATAGATGAGAAAAAAGGAGATTGGGCTGGTATTGTATTAGTAAATGCACAAGATGAGATTGTTGCTGATATGGATGATGCTGGTTTTCCTGCTGATAGTGATAATACGATTGATTGGGATAATACTGATGTAGGAAACTTACAACTACCAGAAGATTTAGTTTATGATATACCAGTAGATGATACTGTTGTAGGTTGGAGATGTGTAGAGTTAGAGATAGACTTTAACTTTGGTGATGAGTGGAAAGAGGAATTACTTATAGGTGCAGACTTTGAAGAACCAGCAGAGGTAGTTACTGGTGATGAGTTTACACTAGAGTCAGAAGGTACTTATATAAATATAAGTTTAGTAGAGTAGGTGTAAATTATGAGTAATAGAATAATAACGAGTAATTTAACTTCTGACAATATATATGTTTATGATTATGATTTTAATCTACAATATTCTGTTCCTATTGATTATGATAGATTTAGAAGGAATAGGGTTATAGGTAATGATTATTTTTTAATGGCTCAATGGGATAGAAACCTAGAAATATATAAGTTAGAGAAAAGGGATTTAAGTAATGGTGATTTAGTTAATGAGTTATTAAGTGGTGATGGTAACCTAAGAGATATATCTTGTAATGCAGATAAATCTGTTGTATATGCTTTGGTAGATGATGATGTGATAGAGGTAGATATAGAAACAGGAGATACTTTGAATACAGTAAGTGTCCCTATACCTACACCAACTTTGGTATCCTCTAATTATAATGGTTTTATAGTTGTTAGAGGTGTAGATGGGTTAAGGACATTAGATAGTTCGTTTAATACTGTAAAATCATTAGAATTAGTCCAATCAAATAGACCAATATTAGATGGAGATAACAACACTTACTATACTTATGAGAATGACAGAGTAGCTATGTTTGACTCTAGTGGAGTGGAACAGTTTGATGTAAGTATTTCCAATCTTACTGGTATAGATGTTCTCCCTATATGTGTTTATCCTTATGGTGATTATCTGTTCGTTGGTGGATGGGATAGGAGTAGCTCTGATGATGTTTCTAGTATGTTTATACTTGATAAAAGTGATGGTAGTTTTGTCGATACAATAAATTACCCAGATCTTGATGGTGAGATAATAAGAGGTATAACAGTTAGTGAACAAGAGGATATTATCTTTGAAGCAGACCCTTATGTTGCTAAAGTTGATATAAACGATTATTCAATGATTGATTTCTTTCAAGCAGAAGAAGCTTTAAGAGATGAAAGTGGTGTAGCAGTAGAGTCTGGTGAGTACTATGAAGGTTATTGGGGATTAGAGTTACCTTTAAAGAGGTCAGCTAATGTAGATTTAAAACTAGATATTCAAGGTACATTCAATGTACCTATAATCAAGAATGGTAATGTAGATTTAAAGTTAGGTTTATATGGTAGTTACAATCTTGATAGGACTTATAGTGGTAATGTAGATTTAGGTATCAGTATTTATTCTGGTGAATATACAATAGAAGATTTCACACCTCCACCCGATATAAGATTGTATGGTAGTTTTGTAAAATATAAAGAGATGGAAACAATCTACAAAAAAGTTCAGTCATTATCAGCTAGATATAGTAATGTGATTGAGTTGGACTTAGATGATTAAGGTGTACCCCCCCACCGTACTCTTTTTCTTCCATTTTTTGCAGAAAATTCTGTTGGGGGCAAAAATTTGTTATTACACGAGAGGGTGATTTAATGACTAAAGAGATGCAAGACTTCTCTATTTTTGGAGGTGAGAGTAAGTATATAAGGTTTATAACAACAGGGATAGAGGATATTGAGAATATAACTGAATGTAAGTGGGAGGCAACTTATATGGGTGATAGAGAGGTTAATGAGATTGAGAAGGACATATCATCTATAGAGATTAGTGATGCTGGTAATGATACTACTTACATTGATGTAAAACTTGATAGTGAAGATACTATTGGTTTAGACAAGAGAGAGTTATTACACGAGTTAACAGTATATGAGGATGATGGTGTTGGTGAGTATGCAGTAGTAACAGCTAGAGGTACAATGAGAGTTAAAGAAAGCATTATTTTGTAGGCTCAAATCGCAAAATCTGAAAGGGTGCAGGTATCATAGCACACCATTTTACGATATGGGCTTGTGGTATAAAAATTCCTTTCACCACAAAAGGTGTAAAAATGTTAAGGAGTTGATTAATATGTCAAAAGAAGAAAAAGTAGAAAATGAAGAGGTAGTAGAAGAGGTAGATACAGGTGAGGAAGTTAAGGATAATGATACAGAGGATATGATACCTTATGATAGGTTTAAAGAGGTGAATGATGAGAGAAATAAGTTAAGAGAGAAGTTAGACAGTATGCCCGACTTAGATGAGTATGAGAGAGAGTATAACAACAAAGAGAAGAAGTTAACTGTAAAAGAGAGAGCATTAGAAGAAGGTGTCAGCAGAGATAGATTAGATGATTTTATTACATTAGCAGATTTAGATAAAGTAGAAAAGACAGAAGAAGGTTATGTAGGTGTAGATGAGTTAATAAATACAATGAAGGAAAGTAAAGATTACTTTTTCTCTGCTACAAGTGGTGTAGATAAGGCAGGGGAAGATTTTAATAATGAAAGTGATAATGTTGGTAATGACGATACTACAATAAGAGAGATTATGGGTTTATAAAATCATTAAGGAGATGATTATTTATGTCAATTAATTTAACAGAAAAGTATGTAGGTTTATTAGATGAGAAGTATAAGAAGGAAGCTATTACAGCAGGTTTAGACGCACCACAGGGGCTATTTAGAGAGAGTATGTCAGCTAAGACTATCTTTATCCCATCAGTAGAGTTATCTGGTCTAGGAAACTATTCTAGGACTACTGGTTTCCAAGAAGGTAATGTATCTGTAAATTGGGAGAGCCACGAGTTTACTCAAGATAGAGGAACACAGTTTGAAATTGATGAGGCAGATAATATGGAAACTATTGATGTTGCCTTTGGTAGAGCTAGTGGAGAGTTTATTAGAACACAAGTAGCACCAGAGATTGATGCTTATAGGTTTAGTGAGATGTCAGCTAAAGCAGGTACAACAGTTACAGAGGATATTGATGAGAACAATGTATTAATAGAGATTGATAGTGCTTTAGAGGTTATGGATAATGCAGAAGTACCAGATGCAGATAGAAAGTTATATGTTAACCCTTCTGTATTTAGAGCATTAAAGAACGCTGATGCTATCACTAGAAATGTACAGGTTGACCAAGCAACTGGTAGTGTTCAAAGAGCAGTATATGATTTAGATGGAATGGTAGTAGAGAAAGTACCAAACACTAGATTTAATACTGAAATTGACTTGTTAGATATTGATGGTACTGATGATGGTGGGTTTGATTTAGTTGGAGATACAATAGAATTTATGATTGTTCATAAGGATGCTGTTTTACCTATTGTTAAGTTAGATGGTTTAAGAGTATTCAATCCACAAACTAATCAGAACTCTAGAGGATGGTTATTCGACTATAGAGTTTATCACGATATTTTCGTTCCACAGAACAAGACAGATGGTATTTTTGTGTGTGTAGAAGATACTGCATAGGTTTAAATAAAGGGAGAGCAGTAATGCTTTCCCTTATTTTATTAAGTATATGAGGGAGTGATGAGATGGGTAGGTCATTAGTAATCAGCAAAGACAAACTCTCTGGTGATGTAGGAATGATAGATACTGAACATAAAAAGATACACGAGGGTAATGGGTTTAGTGCATACAAGAATTTAACAGATGGAGAGGTAGTATCTCCTGATGATAAGGTTTATATATGTGTTAGTGTAGGAGATAATGAAGTCCATTTGAAAAATAGAAGAATAACATTTAATAAATCAAGAGTTAAACTTACTATTTATGAAGGTGCAGAGTTTGATATTGAGAGTGGTAATGAGATTAATACTTACAGTATGAATAGAACAAATATTAAACCTAGTGGAATGNAACTTATTAACTCTACTGTAATACCAGATGTAGATAATAGTGAGATTATTGCACAGTATCAACTATTAGGTGTAGAAGTAGGAGCAGGGAATAGACCTGTAGGTGCTACAGCATTTGAAGATAGTGTTTTAGAGTATGTATATAAACCAAATGAGAGTTATGTATTGGAGATAGAGAATGTAGGAACAGAAGATATTAATTTTATGAATGTATATTGGTTTTGGTATCTAGAAGGTGGTGATATAGAATGAGTTACACAAATGTAAACAGTTTAGTAGAGTATTTAAGTGTAGGTGAAGAAGATTTACCAGATGATATAGATAGAATGATAGACAGGGCTACAGAGCTTGTAGAAGAGGTTTGTATGGGTAGAATAGATAAAGACAAGGATAGACACCTAGAAGTGCTAGAGAAGGCTGTAAACGCCCAAATAGAGTACTGGATAGAGGTAGGTGATGAGTTAGGAGTTATGTATGCTTTTGATAAAGCTACTATTGGTTCTGTATCTATATCACAAGATAAAAAATTACCTGTTTTATCACCTAGAACAAAAAGAGTTTTACTTACAAATGGTTTACTTAATAAAGGTATAAAAATGAGGTAGGTGATAATTGATGTTTAATAAGGCTCAAGCTAAATTCTTAGAGAAACAGATTAATAAAGCAACCAGTTCCACTACAATTAGAGCAAGAATAAAGTTTACTTCTGATGATCCAGGCTATGAACAAGAGTTTGATTTTACTGACTGGTATGAAGTAGATTGTGCATTAGATAGTATAGACCAATTTAATACTTCAAACTACCCTTTTGGTGAGATTGCAGAAGGTGATGTAGTGTTTATATTCCCTAATGATACTAGGTTATTAGACTTAGAAAAGCAATTTAGAATAGCTGAGTGGCAAATAGAGTTCCTTAGTGATAGTACTTATGGTACTTTATCTACTACAAATAGACTACAAGGAATGGGTAAATTTAAAGATAGATTTATGTACTATGTGTTAAATATAGAAAATGTAAATTAGGTGGGTTTATAATGGCAAACAATCACTTTACAAACAAAGAAATAATACAAAATCTAATGGAACAGATGGAGAAATTAGATTGTAGATTGAAAGAAACAGAAGAAATAATCAACAAGTATAATGGACTAAGAAAGAAAATACATTCAACAGAAGATAGAGTAGGTGAACTACAGGAGAAGTTTAATAAAAGAGTATCAGCAGATAAAGGTAAGAGTGTTTTTCTCTCCTCTATAAGAGTTTGGGGAGGATGGATTGTTGCTATTCTTTCTCTTTTGGTTTATATAATAGATTTACTTATCTAGGTTTACCCCCACTTATCTCTATTTTTTCCAATTTCTCCATAAAATTCTGTTGTTAGCAAAAATCTGTTATATAGAATTAGAAAATAAGAACATAAACTGAGAGGTGGTAGTAATGGAAAGGGTATTAGGTTTTATAATCACAAGTGGTACAGTTGGAGGGGTAGTAGGCTTTTTGTTAGCTTATCTTATTCAGAATTTCTTAGGTGGTACAAGATGGAAGAAAGGTATTAAAATACTTCTATTCATTGTTGAAGATATACTAGAGGATACAGAGGTAGATTTACCAAGTTTCCTAGATGAAATGTTAGAAAGACTTAATCAACTGAACGAGGATACAGAGGATATAGAAGAGTTGGTAAGAGAAGAGAAAGAGAGTATTAAATAGATTTCGGACACAAATGTCCGTATTGGTTACTCAATATTGAGTAGCCGTATAAGTAACTCAACTGAACGATACTTCTGCTATCACACAGCGTGATGACG